CAAAAAATATCGACGGCTTTGCGCTGGAAGGCGAGAAAGACGATGAGACCGGCGAAAACATGCGTGAAATGGCAAAAGCCGTTTCTGCGTGGGCTTCACGCTGGCGCATTCGTCAGTTCCAGCAAATAGGCGGTGCGCCGGTCACTGTCTGGCGTGAACTGCGTAGGCTCGGTGAAGCAAGGCTATCCGACACAAAAATGGATGCGGCACTGGCTGCGGCATCAATTGCAAGCTGCTGGGCGTCTTACACCATGCTTCAGGGTGGGCCGCTGGTCGCACGCGAGGATTTACTGATCCGTCTTTGCTATGAACTCACTGAAATGGGTAATGAATACGCTGAGGACGTACAACGTGTCAGCGGTATCTATTCACCTCGCGTTCCCAATTCTGAATTTTATACGCGGCTGGTTAAGTGGGAAAAGGTCGCTAAATTGGCCGAAGCGCCAGCGGAGGCTGGTTTTTCTGGCGGCACCGCCGCCCCTTGGAGTTCTGTCAATAACTGTACGGGGCCGCAGCGCCGTCGGTTAGAGCTGGAACTAAAAGCGAGAGGTTTTGAAGGCAATGACGATGAAATAGCGATACTGCTTAAGGGATGCGGCATAACATTTAGAGGACATGGGGCAGTGAAATATAAATCGGGGCGGCTGATTGATGCGGTTGATACCAATGATGACGAGTGTTGGCCAGGCTGGTTTTCTGGTTAGTGGCTAATTTTTAACATTTTTGTTGAGCATTAATGGACTAAAAAAAGGTTCATATTTCCTTACAGTTGATATACTGTATGCTTGTACAGTGTTTTGAGGAGGCAGAATGGCAGATTTGTTCGGCGAGATTTTGCAGGCTAGAAAGATTGAGTTGCTGTCGAGGGTTGCGGCTGATCTCGATTTGGAGAGCGATGAGAGAAGAGTATTTCTTTCTCTAATTCATGATTTGTCTTATGAACTTGTAGGATGCTTACACGAAAAAGAAAGGGAAATCAAAAGCCTCTATTGTCGAGGCTTGGAGACAACATGAGTTCAGTGACTAGGCTGTAAGAGGTTTAAAGCCATTTGCTTTTGCTCTGGTGACATTGAGCTAACGATCTGCTGAATCAACATATTTCCTGTTTTTGCACTGGGACTAAGTGTGTGGGAAAAAGTCAGATTCATAACAAAAGTATGACCACACTCAACATCGGCGCATGAACAATAAATATCCGCCAGCTCTTTATGTTTCCGGTTGGTTTTACGGATAACCGCTTTTGAACCGCACTCTGGGCACTCGATTTTTAACACGCGCATCTTTGCGGCTCCGGCATGGAAGTGATGCCTGGATTTTATACGTTTTAGCATTACACCGCATCCTTGTTCGTTGATTCTTGGTCAAATTTTAGGTACAGGTGTTCCGGCACGTCCGGATCACCGTTGACCGCCTGCATCAGACGTCGCTGTATCGGCTGAACCTCGTTTTTCTTGTAGGTCGCTTCCACCTTTTCCGGGTCGCCCAGACCGCCAGCGTTTTGCGGGATGATGCCAGCCAGACCAGCAGGGAAGCGATGCGCGTTCAGTACGTCCTGCGCGCTGATGTTTTTAACGTTGGCAAATTCATCTTTCGCGCCAATGTCGCCCATCTGGATGAACTGCACGGCTTCTTTGTCACCGTTCGGGATATTCACCAGAATGGTGCTGAAGTTGCCGATCCCTTTACTGTTGGCCAGTTGCGCCTCAAGTTCTTCCTCCACTTCATCTGTCATGTTCGGGTCGGTTGTGTACAGGATGCCACCTGTATGCGCGCCGTTGTGGTAATAGCGACGGCGGAAAATCACCGCTTCGCTGTTCAGCAGCGCCGAGTGAATGCCGCCGATGTAATCCGGCAGGCCGTATATCTGCTGCTGCGGGTCATACATCTTGATAAAAATCACGTCCTCTTCGTCGTAAACCAGCGGTTCGCCATTCTGCAAAACCACAAATTCCCCGTCACGACGGCGACGCATGTACAGCCCCGGCATGGGTTCCAGCGCGATAACATCACCCCAGCCGTTGCGAATTTTGACGATCCCTAAATCCCCGAAGGTCAGGAAGTCCATTGTCCCGGCTTCCAGTTCGTCATGTGACAGGCCGCCGCCAACATAATCAGACAGCACCATGTTTTTGCGCGCGTGAATAATGCCGCCGTGCTGGCCGTTCAGGTTAATCAGCTGCGCCAGTGCCAGCCGGTCAATAGGCAGGCTGTAATGGTCATAGTCGTTGTCATACCAGACGTCGCGGTAATCGGTGCCGGTAGTGAGCACGGGTTCAGGCTTGCCGAAGCGCAGTACCGACATTTTGCGATTGCTCGTCTTTAGCTGTGCGCCGCCGGCGCGTTGCTTGTATCGTTTTTTCATGCTGCCTTCTGAAGCTTCCATTTAGATTTCGGTTTGTGCTCAAAGTTGAGCGGTTCATTATCCAGTCCGTGCATAATCGCCCAGGCGGCTTCGGCGTGACCGGTATCAGCTGTGCGATCTGCTACAAACGTAACTGCCTTGCCGCTGTTGGTGACGGTGCTGCGGATGGACATGAATGATGCCGCCACCTCCTTCAGTTCCTGATCCCATTCGATGCGGCCGCTTTCGATTACGTCGGAAGCCTTAAGCACCAGGCGATTTTTGGTGTTGAGGTCGTAGCGGATTGCCCTTAGCACGCGCAGAGCAAAGTGCTCTATGTTGTCGTAAACGCCCTGGCCGATCCCCGTTACGTCCACGCCGAGGTAAGTGAAGTTGTAGCGGGCAAACAGCTTCTTGATTTCACTGGCCTGATGGCGAAAGTTCATGCCCTTCCAGTTGATAATTGCCAGTACGCGAAACTTATCCCCGGCCAGCACCGGCGGTGCCAGAATCACAAAGGTAGACAGGTCGCCGGAGCGCGCCGGGTCGTAGCCGCCCCACACAGGACGCTCACCAAACGGACGGCGCGCTTTGGGGTCGTGGTCTTGCCAGAGCGACACATCAACGCCGCATTTCTCCAGGTCGGCGAAGCTGAACACGGAGTTTTTGCTGTCAACAAACACGCACATGTAGAGCATGTTGAACGTGTCAGCGCTGTAGCGGTTGCGCAGCTTCTCAATGCTGGCCAGATTGAAGCCGTTGGCGATGGCGTCTTCCATCGTGATGACATAGCGCCACTGGCCATCGGGACAGAGTCGACCGCCGTCGCGCATCGCATCAAAGGTCGGGAACTCAACGGCGGCGCGTTTTTTGCTGCCGCGCTTCCATTCTTCCCCTGTCCAGAACGGGTAGGCCTGATGCGTCTTGGCCGACGGCGTGGAAAAGTAGGTGGTGCGCCATTTATCGTGCGTGGCCATTGCAGACGCGACTTCATTAAGCCTGGCGAAGTTTGGCACCCAGAAATATTCGTCACAGTACAGGTGGCCGCTGTAAGACTGAGCGGTGTTTTTGTTGGTGGAAAGAAAGCGCAGCTCCGCGCCGTTGCTCAGGCGGATAGGGTTGCCGGTCAGGGTGACGCCAAAATACTCCTGGGCAATATTCACGATGTAGGAGCGGAACACCTCCGCCTGCGCGCGGGAAGCGGATAAGAAAATCTGCGGGTCGCCGGTTAGCACGGCATTCTCAAACGCTTCAAACGCAAAATACCAGGTCGCGCCGATCTGGCGACTTTTGAGTATGTTGCGCACCTGTCGGGCAAGATTGGCACGCAGGTGTTTCTGGTAGCCAAAAAGGTGTTCTTCTGCCCACGCGTTAAGGTCGTCTTCGGTCAGCCCGGAAACGTCGTTTTTGTTATATTTGCGCTTGCCGCGTGACGCATCGCCTTCGGCATCGTCAGACCGGTTTCTGCCGCTGTCTGATGCGTCCGGGCGCGCGGCGGCCATCTTCTCTTTATGCTTGTTCTGCTGCGCGCGCAGTTTTACCGAGTGCGCAATCAGCTGATCCAGCTCTTTCAGTTCGAGTTCTGTTTTGCCGTCGCGGTTGGTCAGCAGCTGGATGCGGCGCTCAATGGCATCCTCCGTGCTTTCATGGCTGAGCATATTGGCCCAGCCTTCTTTTTCTGCCCAGTAGTAAATAATCCGCGCGTTTGGCAGATTCAATTCACTGGCAATTTCTTTTGGCGTGTATCGCCTTAAATACAGGGCGCGCGCAACGCCGCGTAATTCTTCGCTGTATTTAGCCATTCGTTAATTTCATTCCTTTGTGTGTCTGATGGCTATTATGCCGCCCGAATGGAAATAAAAACCCCGTCTCGATTCTTATCCGTTCGACTAAATAACGTTATCCGAATGTAATGGAATTCAAACGGGTGCGGCGGCGATTTAAATTATTAATAATGGCTCTGCTGTTACGGAGGGCGAAAAAATATATGTCGCAGTTAAGCACTGACTGGCTGTGTATTGCCACCGAAGGGGACACGGTAGACCGCAGGGAGTTAAAGCGAGAATGGTTAATTGATGCTGCCGAAACTTATAACCCTGATTTATACGCTGCACTGATTTGGCCGGAGCATGAACGCGATTACGGAAATCTTGGCAGCGTTAAAGAGGTTATGGCGCAGGAAGGTGATGACGAACTGGTCAGGCTGTATGCCCGAATCAGTCCGAATAGCCAGCTGATTGAAGCCAATAACCGCGATCAGCTTCTTTACTTTTCGGTAGAGCTGACTGAGGGCGGCGACTTTCGTGGGACGGGGCGTTCCTATCTTGAAGGGCTGGGGGCGACTGATTCGCCCGCCAGTGTCGGCACAACACGCATGCGCTTCAGTAAGCGTAAAAAAATTGAATCCGGTTATTACCGCTATAAGTTTGGCCGGGATGGAAAAGTTAAACAGGAATCAGAAATGAAAACTTGGCAATCGCTGTTTGGTATTAAACCAAAGAAATTCGCTGAAGAAGAAACCCCGGCGGAAAATCCGGAAGACGGTGACAAACTTCAGGCGCTGGCTGAAGCGCTGAATAATATTGAAGGTCGCGTGGCCGCAATTGAAACGCAGCTGGCATCAACTCAGGCAGACGTTGAAACCATCGCTGAAGTGGTCGATACCGAAGAATTTGCCAAATTGCAGGCCAATATTGGCGATGTGGTTAAGAATTTCGGCAAACTTGATAAAAAAGCCACGCAGTCACCTAAGCATTTCCGTGGTGAAAAGCCGAAAGGTCGTGAGTTCAAATACATTTAATTTCGCGCTCGCCGGGGAAATGAATTAATTCGCTTTATTGCGAGAGGGTTATTTATGCAATTAAACAAAACGGCGCGCATGTTTGCCGCCGCTTATGCTGCAGGTCTGGCGAAAAATTACGGCGTGGAAAATGCCGGTAATTATTTCGCACTCAGCGATCCGCAGGAAATCATGCTGCGCTCGGCGATGCTGGAATCAGTGGAGTTTCTCAACCTGATCACCGCGCTGGACGTTGACCAGCTTTCCGGCCAGGTGGTGTCAGTCGGTGCCTCTGCGCTTTACACAGGCCGCAGCGAAACCGGACGATTTACGCGCCGTATTGGCGTCAGTGGCAACGACTACAAGTTGCACGAAACGGATTCCTGCACGGCGCTGCTGTGGTCGCTGCTTTCGGTCTGGGCTAACGCCGGTCAGGAAGAGGAATTTTTCCAGAAGGTTCAGGAGTTTTCTAACGCTACGTTTGCACTGGATATGCTGCGTATTGGCTTTAACGGCAAAACCGTAGCAGCAACGACCGATGCTGAAAAAAATCCAAACGGCGAAGACGTCAATATTGGCTGGCATGAGCGCATGAAAGGCTTTGAAGGCGGCAAGCAAATCATCACCGATGCGGTAACGCTGGGTGAGGGTGGTGACTACCGTTCGCTGGATGCGATGGCGTCAGACCTGATTAACACCAAAATCCCGCAGCAGTTCCGCAGCGATCCGCGTCTAGTTGTGCTGGTAGGTGCTGACCTTGTGGCGGCGGAGCAGTACCGACTTTATCAGGCGGCTGACCGTCCGACAGAGAAGATTGCCGCACAGATGCTGGCCTCAACCATTGCCGGGCGTCAGGCCATCGTGCCGCCGTTCATGCCGGGCAAACGCATGATCGTCACTCCGCTTTCAAACCTGCATATCTACACGCAGCGCGGAACCCGTCAGCGTAAGTTTGAATTCGTTGAAGACCGCAAGCAGTACGAAAACAAGTACCTGCGTATGGAAGGCTACGCCGTTGAGGAGCCGGATTTATACGCGGCGTTTGACGAAGCTGCCGTGACCATTGGCAACGTGGCTGAGCCAGCAGAGGGCTGATCATGAGTCTTTCACCCGCACAGCGACACAGCCAGCGCGTGGCCATGCAGCAGCAGCTGGCGCGACTTGAATCCGTTAATACGGCTGACAGCCTGCACATGCAAGTGCGGGAAATTGAAGCCGACGTGCTGCGCCTGCGCAGTCTGGAGCTGACGGCTGACCGTGTGGAAATGAAACGCACGGAGCTGCTGCCGAAGTGGATGCCAACGGTTACGAGCTATCTGGAGCTGGGCAAGGTGTACGCCAATCCGGTGCTGGCCTACTGCGTGATCTGGTTGTTTGACGTGGGCGATTACGATCAGGCGCTGGATTTAGCGGATGTGGCCATTGAGCAGCAGCAGGAAACGCCGGGCAATTTCCGAACCCGTTTCCCGGCTTTCGTCGCCGATCAGATGCTGGAATGGGCGGAGCAGGCAAGCCAGGCGGGTGAAGACTTAGAGCCGTATTTCTCACGCACGTTTGAGAACGTGACGCAGCGCTGGCGGCTGCACGAAGAAATCACCGCTAAATGGTTCAAGTTTGCCGGGCTGCTGATGTTGCGCGACGAATCCGGACAGGCGCGGGCGACGGCGATTGACAACGTTGAGACGTTGTTGAGCGCTGATCGGCTGCTGGCGGCCGCCGAGGCGAAGTATCACAAAGTGGGCGTGGCAACGATGCGCAAGACGATTAAGGCGCGCATCCGTTCGCTTGAACGTCCGTAACGACTACCGCAAGCCGGGTGGGCGCGGATGAGGGCAGAACACGCAGTGTAATGCGCCGCGGATTCCGGTCAGCCCACCTTTTTACGGGGAAATTTATGTTCAGTGGCAAGCCGATTGAATATCAGGACAGCCCGCTGATCAACGATGGATTCTGGCCTGATTTGAATCTCGCAGACTTTCAGAAGGCGCGCAGCATTCCGGCTGATGTGGATGCCGGCACCGTGGGTGATGCGCTGCTGGCGTCGGCGGCCGAGGTTAACGGCCAGCTTGCCAGTGTGCAGGAAAAACACCGCGCGGCGGGGCATCAGACCACTGACGACGTGCCGGGCATCAGGCTGGAGGGTGTCAGCCAGCTGACGGCGCAGTACAAAAAGGCGGTGTATGCCAGGGCAAAAGCTGACCTGATGGGCGAGTTTGCGTCGGTTGGCCGCCGCGAGTCGCATCCAGGACAGGAGAGCGATGAAACGCGCAAGGGATTGCTGGCAGAGGCGGCGATAGTTATTCGCCAGATTAAGGGGCTGAAGCGCGCCACGGTAAGGGTGATTAAGTGAGTAACAACAGTCAGCTGGATTCATTGACGGCATTTCTTAACGGTTATATGCCAGCCCGCGCGATGCAGTCATTTACCAGTGAAATGGCCAATCTGAAAACCATACCGGCTGCAAAGGATTTGGGGCTGGGGCAGGTGCGGCTTTCGGTGATCCGCTATGACGCTGAACTTATCTGGGAACGCTTCCCCTATCGCGAGTGCGATCCCCGGCTGTTAATGGCGCTCCTTGAAGTATGGCTGGCCGCAGGTGAGGAAAAGCGTGAGCTGTTCGGCCATGTTGGCATCACCAATGCCGATCCCGACTGGGACATTGAGCTTATCAACGAAGAAACGGCCATCGTTGCAGTGACGGTGCCAATGGCGGAGGCGCTGATCATCGTACCGGACGAGGCGGGCAATATTCCCTATCAGGGCGGGCGCTATCGTCTGGCCGATGCAGAAATCTGGACGGCACTGAGCGCACTGGTTTATGCGCCGGGCGGTGATGTGCCGGGAGTAGCGGAGTGATTATCGGGGCAGAGCTTGACCGCTCGCAGCTGCGAGAACTGCGCAAGGCGCTGGCCGAAATGGAGTTGCCAAAGAAAAAGCGGCAGCGGCTTATCTGGCGTCTCGCTAAGTACGGCGTGATACCGGCGGCGAAGCGCAACGTTCGTAATCAGCAGTCACCGGACGGCACGCCGTGGCAGGGCCGTAAAACGCGCCGCCGGGGCAAGATGCTGCGCAATCTGCCTAACCTGCTGCACATCCGGGAAATGCCGGAGATTGAGGCGGTGCGCCTCTACCTTCAGGGCGGTGGCTACCGTAACGGGCAGAACCCGGTGCCAGCGGGCGTTATCGGCTACGCGCAGCAGGAAGGCATGAAAACAACCGTCCGGTCGCGCAGCGTCAGCAGACCAGCACCGGCGGGAAAAATGGCCACGCTTAAGCAGGCCAAACGGCTGCGCAAGCTGGGCTACAAGGTGAAGAAGGGGAAGCGCTGGCGAAAGCCGCCGTTTAAGGAAATTACCGAAACGCTGGGTTTTGCGCAGGCTGGGCTGCTTATCCGCAAGTTAAGCGGCAAACCGGTTAAATCAGCCTGGTCGATTGACCTGCCTGCGCGTCCGTTTGTCGGCATGAGTGCTGAAGACTTCAATAAGGCGCTGGCGCGCCAGCTACAGGCCATCGGCTACGGCTGGGACGTTAACGCATAGGAAATCAGGGGAAGGGTATGTGGCCAAACGTCACGATTAATCAGTTAAACCAGCTTCAGGGTGAAACGGCAGACATTGAGCGCGTTGTGCTCTTTGTCGGCAAGGGGGCGACAAACACCGGCAAAACGCTGCCGGTTAACACGCAGACGAATTTTGACGCGCTGTTTGGTGTGGCGGATTCAGTGCTGAAAAGCCAGGTGATCGCCGCGATGAACAATGGCGGTCAGAACTGGGCAGCATACGTCTGGGTGCTGGCCGAAGACGCGGAGCCGCTGGAATGGGTGAAGGCTGTCGAAAAGTCACAAATGGCCGCGTCGGTTGAGGGGGTCGTGGTGTGCGTTGATGTTGTGGATAAGGCGCAGATTAATGCCGCCGCCACGCTTCGCAATACGCTGCTGGCGAAATACGGGCGCTGGGTGTGGTTCGTCCTTTCGGTTGAAGGGCCGCAGGCGGATGAGGCCTGGGCGGATTACGTTACCCGCCTCGCCACGCTGCAAAACGGTATTTCTGCCAGTGCGGTGCAGCTGGTGCCGCGTCTTTGGGGCAATGAGCCGGGCGTGCTGGCCGGGCGTCTGTGTAACCGTGCCGTCACCATTGCCGACAGCCCGGCGCGCGTGAAGACCGGCGCGCTGCTGGACATGGGAAGTGATGATCTGCCGCTCGACGGTGAAGGCCAGCCGCTTGAGCTTGCCACGCTTCAGGCGCTGGAAAAACTGCGCTACAGCGTGCCGATGTGGTACCCGGATTATGACGGCTTCTACTGGGCTGACGGGCGCACGCTGGACGTGGAGGGCGGTGATTATCAGGTGATTGAGTATCTGCGTATTGCCGACAAGGTGGCGCGCCGCGTGCGCCTGCTGGCGATTGCCCGTATTGCCGATCGCTCGATGAATACCACGCCGGGCAGCATTGCAGCGACGCAGCAGAACTTTGCGAAGCCGCTGCGCGAAATGTCGCAGTCCGTCCAGATTAACGGCATCCGTTTTCCCGGCGAGGTGAAGACGCCGCTGGATGGTGACGTCACCGTCAGCTGGAAGACGGCCAGCAAGGTGGAAATTTATATCGTGATGCGCCCGGTTGAATCACCGAAAGAAATCACCGTGGGACTGGTGCTTGATACCAGCATCAACAAAAGCGAGGTAGCAGCATGAGCCAGCGTATCAG